GCAATTGGTTGGTGGGCCGGCTCAAAAGCTGGTGATGCTGTAGGTGAAGTAATTGGAGAAAAACTTTCAGGTCCTGATACTATTAGAGATCTAGAAGCCAAAGCAGAGAAACTACAACAGGCAATTGCAGATAATAGTTTTTCTTCGGTTGGTTGGTCAGCAGAAGATGAAAAACAAGAACTAGCCCAAATACAACAACAGCTCATGGCTGCTAGACAACAGGCTTCTCAGCAAATGATTGCTGACGGAACAGTAACAGAACAAGAAGTACAGGATTTCCAAACCAAAGTAGCAGAAGTTAACGGCGGAGGAGGTTACAGCCAAGGTAATATAACCACTGCGTCCAATACGCTTCCAGACGCTGCCAAAACTGAAGAAGAATTGGCAACTGGTGTTCCAATGACAGAAGAAGCCCAAATGGCAGCAGCCACAAATGTAGAGAAAGATCCTATTCTAGAATTAAATAGTAGCATACAAGAATTAGTAGCTTTGGCAAGAATGAATAATAAACTACAACAGCAACATATTAATGTAACTGGCGGATTAAGTCAAGACGCATTTGTTGTTTAATTAGGAAAAAGAATGAGCTGGAAAAAATATTTTACACCTGTAAACATTGATAACAAGAGTGGTAGTTATAGCCCAATTAGTGGCGGCGGCCGCGCTGGTCCTGCTCGTGCTAACTACTCATCTTTCTTGCCCGATGTTTATGCAGGTGCGCCAAATAGAATTGAAAGATATATGCAGTATGATACCATGGATATGGATTCAGAAGTTAATGCTGCTCTTGATATTCTTGCTGAATTTTGTACAGGTAAAGACAAAGAAAATTCAACACCATTTAATTTTAAATTTAGAAAACAACCTACAGGTGTTGAAACAAAATTATTAAAAGACGCATTACAAAAATGGTCTAAGCAACAACAGTTTGAAACTAGAATTTTTAGAGTAGTAAGGAACACATTTAAATATGGCGATTGTTTTTTCATTCGTGATCCAGAAACTAAGAAATTGTTATATGTGGATCAAGCAAAAGTCTCCAAAATTATTGTTAACGAATCCGAAGGAAAGATTCCCGAGCAGTATGTTATAAAAGACATTAATTTTAATTTTAAAAATCTAGTTGCTACCACACCACACGGTACGTCAAACACTTCTCCAAGTGGAACCAGCTCATACACAACTGGAGGAGGGTTTGGTCGTGGCTTTGTAGGATCAGCAGCACAAACACCAGGCACACGTTTCCATAATGCACAAAATGAAATTACAGTAGACGCTGAACACGTGATGCACATTTCACTATCAGAAGGATTGGATAACAATTATCCTTTTGGTAATTCACTATTAGAAAGTGTGTTCAAAGTTTACAAACAAAAAGAATTACTTGAAGATGCGATTATTATCTATCGTATTCAACGTGCTCCAGAAAGAAGAATTTTTTATGTAGACGTTGGTAATATGCCTTCACACATGGCAATGAGCTTTGTTGAAAAAGTTAAGAATGAAATCCAACAAAGACGTATTCCGTCACAAACAGGCGGTAGCACAAATGTTATTGATGCAAGTTATAATCCACTATCAACCAACGAAGATTACTTCTTTCCACAAACAGCAGAAGGACGTGGATCTAAAGTTGAAACATTACCAGGTGGTACTAACCTAGGTGAAATTACAGATTTAAAATACTTTACTAATAAATTGTTCCGTGCATTGAGAATTCCGGCTTCTTATTTGCCAACTTCAATTGACGAACAACCTAACACAGTAGCAGACGGTAAAGTAGGAACAGCATATATTCAAGAGCTTCGTTTTAACAAATATTGTGAAAGACTACAAAGCAGTATTGTAGAAGCATTTGATGTAGAATTTAAATTTTGGTTAAGCAATCAAGGTTATAACATTGATCCTACACTGTTTGATTTGAAATTCCAAACACCACAAAACTTTGCTGCATACAGACAAGCTGAGCTTGATACTACAAGAGCAAATCTATTTGGTACATTACAACAAGTTCCACACTTATCAAAACGTTTTGCTATGAAACGTTACTTAGGTTTAACTGAAGAAGAAATCAAAGAAAATGAAAGACTGTGGAAAGAAGAAAATTCACTAATGCTTCAACCACCGGCTGATGCTGGAGGAGAGCTAAGAACTGCTGGTATTACACCAGCGGGTATGGAAGCAGAAGCAGGAGCGCAAACTGATGCTGAAGCAACACCAGATCAAGCGGCTGCTGCTGAACCTGCAGGCGGAGAGGGAGCTGCGGCAGGTAGTGAAACTGTCTCGCAGTAATAAATAGTAGTATGCTTTTAAGAGAATTTTTATACTTCAACGATTCAATCAATGACTTTGCTGTCGACAAAAGATACGACAACAGCAAAGACACGTCTGTTCTTAAAGCGTCAGATACTAGAAAAATCAGGCTTACACTTCGCCAAATAAACGAAATCAGAATGGCTGCTGAAGCACATACAGCAGAAAAACAATCTGAACTAGAATTTATAAGGCAAATGTATGCAACCCCAGCAGAACCAGCAGAATAAGAAAATCTATAAGCGTCCCGCATTTGTACTAGGTAATGGTAAAAGTCGACAAAAAGTCGATATGAAAAAGTTACTTGAGTACGGAATTGTGTACGGATGTAATGCACAATATAGAGAATTTGATCCTAACTTTTTAGTAGCAGTAGATGTTAAAATGGTTAATGAAATCATTGATTCAGGCTATCATCACAAGGGTACATTATGGACAAACCCTAACAAAGGCATTAAAACAAAGTCAAGAATTAACTTTTTTAGCCCACATAAAGGATGGTCAAGTGGACCTACTGCACTATGGTTTGCCGCACAAAATGGGCATAAAGAGATATATATTCATGGGTTCGATTACAAAGGACTTGACGGAAAATTTAATAATGTGTATGCAAATACATTCAATTATAAAAAAAGTGTAGACTCAGCTACGTTTTTTGGTAATTGGTTGTCGCAAACAGAAAAGGTAATAAAAGAATTTAAGTCTATTAAATTTTATAGAGTTATTGAACCAGGAGGATTTATACCTGACAAATTAGGGCCGCAATATACCAATTTAAGGCATATTTCGCATGAAGATTTCGAAAATACCTTCGGAGGGACTATATATCATCTTCAAACGGCTCAAAATATGCACATTTAACCAGCTTTTTATAAATGTTATGTAAATACATAACAAAACAGCCTTACCAATCTATAGGAGAACAAAATGGCAGATAAATCACAATTAGAACAGATGCTTGAGCATCTAGTTAACGACGATCAAGCAAAAGCCGAAGAGCTTTTTCATGAGTACGTTGTAGGAAAATCAAGAGAAATTTATGAAAACCTTATCCAGGAAGAAATGACTGACGATGAGGAAGTAGACGAAGCTGCAAAAGACGAAGATGCTGAAGACAAAGAAGTTGATGAAGCATCAAAAGACGACGATGCAGAAGAAGACAAAGTTGACGAAGCATCAGAAGATGATGACGAAGACAAAGTTGACGAAGAATTTGAAGAAGTAGCTGTAGAAGCTGATGACGAAGAAGATCCAGCTGACGACATGGATATGGGCGGAGACGCAACAGACGATCTAGAAGCTGATATCACAGGTGATGACGAAGAAGGCGACAAAGAGCCAGAAGAGTTATTCCAAGATCTAGACTCTATTGTTGACGAACTACAAGCTAAATTTGATGAAATTAAAGGTGGAGACGAAGGCGACGAAGGCGAAGCAGGCGATGAAGAAGCTGAAGAAGAATCTTTAGAGCCAGTTGCTGACGAAATTGCTCCAGAAGTAGACGAACTTGCAACAATGCGTGAGTACGTTGAAAAAGTAGCGGGTGTAAAAAGCACAGAATCAGGCGCTGACACAAAATCACCAGTAGCAGGTAAAAATGATATGGGTGGTACAGCAGCAAACATTCTCGGAAGCAAAGGCGAAGAGAAAGGTGGAACTGGCGCAAAAGCACCTAAAGTTGATGACTTTGGTAATGTAAACACACCAGGTTCTAAAAACGCTACTAAAATGAGCAAAGAAAGTGGTGCAGCAAACAAAGAAAGCGGCGCTGGCAACACCGATTCAATTTTCCGTGGTCGTAGATAATAGGGGATAATAAGGTTGAAAACTAGCTTAACAGAACATCTGAGCTTCGATCAGGCTAAAATCGTACTTGAGCGTGATGAAGGCGAAGGTAAGTCATTACACTTGAGTGGCATCTGTATTCAGGGTGACATTCGTAATGCTAACCAACGTGTTTATTCTTCTAAGGAAATTGATAGGGCTGTCAAGACGCTCAACGAGCAGATCTCTGGGGGGTATTCAGTGCTAGGAGAAGTTGATCATCCTCAAGATTTACGTATAAACCTCGACCGTGTATCTCATAT